CCAAGAATCATTCCTTATTCCATTCGTAACTAAAGCCGCACATCGTTATATGCAGTTTAACCCTGAGCGTTATCCTGTTGCGGACTACAAGTTCCATACTTCTAGCAGTCTAGGTATTATTGCCCGTGAGTATGAAGTTACACAGCTTGTACAGTTACTGCAGACTATGAAGCCAGACAGCCCAATGTACTCACAGTTGATTATGTCAATCGTTGATAACATGAACTTATCTAACCGTGAGGAACTAGTAGCGGCTCTACAACAGGCTAATCAACCTAACCCAGAAGCACAGCAAATGGCTATGGCGGCTCAACAAGCACAGATTGAGTTCCAGAAGTCACAGACTGCGGCACTACAAGGTCAGGCTATTGAATCACAGGCTAGAGCGCAGAAACTTACTACAGAGGCTCAGGCTGTACCACAGGAACTTGAGATTGACCGTATTAAAGCAGTTACGGCTAATCTTAAACAAGGAGATGCTGATGATAAAGAGTTCCAGAAGCGTCTTAAAATATCAGAGCAGTTACTGAAGGAACGTGAAGTAGCTGTCAAAGAAAAAGGTAAAGATAATGATAACACAACGCCAATTCAACGAAGCAATGGAGCAGGTCAACCAAGCCTTCAACAAAACCCTCAAGAGGTTAGAGGAATTGGAAGTCAAGGTCCAAGACCTCAAGGTGTCCCCTCAGGAGAAGTCTAATGCCCGTAAAAAAACGAGACCCAAGACTAGCTAGAGCAGGAGTTTCTGGCTACAACAAACCAAAGCGTACACCTAACCACCCTAAGAAGTCCCATGTGGTGGTAGCAAAGGAAGGTGACAAGATTAAGACTATACGCTACGGACAACAGGGAGTTTCAGGTGCAGGTAAGAATCCTAAGACTGCATCTGAGAAAGCAAGACGTAAATCTTTTAAAGCAAGACACGCCAAGAATATAGCCAAAGGTAAAATGTCTGCGGCTTACTGGGCAAATAAATCAAAATGGTAGGGAGAAACTATTATGCCAATGGTAGGAAAGAAGAAGTACCCATACACTAAAGCAGGTAAGACTGCCGCTAAGAAAGCCGCGGCTAAATCAGGTAAAAAAGTGAAGAAAGTTAAAGGCAAGTACTAATGCCTGCGGCTAAAAAGAAATCCACAGTAAACAAGGCGGGTAACTACACCAAGCCTACTATGCGTAAGAACTTGTTTAATAAGATTAAGGCAGGTTCTAAGGGTGGTAAGGCAGGACAGTGGTCTGCTAGGAAAGCACAGATGCTCGCCAAAGAGTACAAAGCTAAAGGTGGAGGATATAGGTAATGCCACTAAAGAAGTCACAGAAAAGCCTCAAGAAGTGGACTAAGGAAGAATGGGGTACTAAGTCTGGTAAACCAAGCACTCAAGGTAAAAAAGCAACAGGTGAACGCTATCTACCCAAGAAGGCTCGTCAGGCTTTGACAAAGAAGGAATATGCCGCTACGTCACGCAAGAAACGTGCTGACACCAAAGCAGGTAAACAATTTAGTAAACAACCTAAAAAGATTGCAAAGAAAACAGCAAGACATAGAAAATAACAGGAGACATAAATGAAGTACGTAATATCAGGATTATTATTTTTAGTAGCGGGATGTACAACTTTCAACGCTACTGTTGACGGAGCGCAAGGCGTAGTAAATAAAACCGTAGAAGCTGTAGGTGACGGTGTGGCTGACGTAACCTCTGCTGTAGGTGCAGATGTAACTGATACTATTACTTATGCTACTGACGGAACAGCTGACGGTATAAGAAAACTTACTTCTCAAGACAAATAATACTTGACTTTTAGTCTAAAGTATGCTATAATATTCCTATAGTATACATTAAGTATATTATATAAATTAACAATTAAAGCTGTCCATTAAGGAGAAACAGTTTATGACAGATATAGAACTTGAGAAGTACTATCGTTCCTTTGAGGAAATGTTCCGTTCAGATGGTTGGAAAAACTTAACGGAAGACCTGAGAGGAAGTGCATTGAACGTCAACTCAGTGGAAGCCTGTCAAGACGACAAAGACCTTTACTTTCGTAAGGGACAACTTGCAGTCATGGCTAATATGCTGAATCTTGAAGCACAGATAGAAACAGCTAAACAACAGCAAAATGAACCAGAACAAGAAGTAGAACTAGACTCGTGAGAGCAATGTTTGACTTCCGCTGTGACAACGGACATACTAACGAAAAGTTTGTAGATTCAGAAACTAATGAGATAGACTGTCCTGATTGTCAACTTAAAGCTAGAAAAATCGTTACACCTGTTAAAGTAAATCGTGAGAAAAACTCTTGGAAGGAAGTCCGTAGATGGTCTAAACAAAGAGAGTCGCAAATCAAACATGAACGGAAACATGGTATAACATTATAACGGTAAGGATAACTCGTACATCAGAACCCTTACATTAAATACACCTCCATAATGATTAAGTCACGGAGTTTAATGATGGCAAGACTATTAGAAGAGCGTCCAGAGGACGTAGTAGAAGACACTTTAGAACAAGAACAAGTAACTAAACAAGAGCCTCAAGAAGACGAGGGAACTCAAGTAGAACAAACCGAACCAGAAGTACCTGAGAAGTATCAAGGGAAGTCTACAGCAGAAATTGTAAGGATGCACCAAGAAGCTGAGAAACTTTTAGGTAAGCAAAGTTCTGAAGTAGGTGAGTTACGAAAGGTTGTCGATGACTACATACAGACACAACTCTCCGACAAAGAAACACAAGTAACACAATCTGACGAAGAAATAGACTTTTTTAGTGACCCCGACAAGGCAGTCGCTAGGGCTATTGAGAATCATCCTAAGATTAAGGAAGCTGAACAAATCAGCAACCAGTATCGTCAGTCTACAGCACTGAGTAAACTGCAAAGCAAACATCCTGATATGGATGGTATATTGCAAGATGAAAAGTTTGTAAACTGGATTAAAGGTTCAAAGATTCGTCAACAGCTATTCGTTCAAGCTGACAAGCAATATGATTATGATGCCGCTGATGAACTATTCTCTCTGTGGAAGGAACGTCAACAGGTAGTTAAACAAACTGCTGTCAACGAGAAGAATGAAAGGAAACGTGCTGTTAAATCCGCATCAACTGGTAATGCTAGAGGTAGCGGTGAGCAACGTGCTAAAAAGGTTTATAGACGCGCAGACATTATTAAACTAATGCGTACTGACCCAGACAGATACCAAGCATTGTCAAATGAGATTATGCAAGCGTATGCAGAAGGGAGGGTACGAAACTAATATTATTTTGGAGAATTTAAAATGACTGATTCAACTTATCCCGCAAATGGCGGTTTCGTAGACAACACTAGCGCGGCAACTTTCATCCCAGAAATCTGGAGTGATGAGGTTATTGCCGCTTATCAAAAGAACCTTGTACTAGCTAACCTAGTCAAGAAACTATCTATGACTGGCAAGAAAGGTGATACTCTTCACATTCCTAAGCCTGTTCGTGGTGATGCACACGCTAAAGCAGAAGGCGTTGCAGTTACTGTACAAAACGCTACTGAAAGCGAAGTACAAGTAACTATTGACAAGCACTTTGAGTACTCGCGTCTAATTGAAGACATCACTGAGACTCAAGCATTGTCTTCTCTTCGTCAGTTCTACACTGGTGACGCAGGTTACGCTCTAGCTAAGCAAGTAGACAGCGACTTGTTTGAACTAGGTAAGCAGTTCGGTAACAACGGTGGCAATTACATTGGTACTGGTTCTTACTTCATTGATGGCACTAACGGTCTAACTCAGTATGACGATGACACTGTTAATGGTGCTACTGATGTATTTACTGATGCAGGTTTCCGCGAGTTAATTCAAAAAATGGATGACGCTGACGTACCTATGGACAACCGTTGCTTGGTAGTCCCACCATCAGTTCGTAATGCTATCATGGGCATTGAGCGTTACTCTTCAAGCGACTTTGTAGACGGTCGTGTTGTAAACAACGGTCAAATTGGTAACTTGTACGGTATTGACGTATTTGTTTCTTCTAACTGTCCTGTTGCTGAAGCCGCGGGTGACAACACTGCAAGTGCTGTAGACCTTAAGCAAGCTATGTTGTTCCACAAAGATGCAATGGTTCTAGCAGAGCAACAAGGTGTTCGCTCACAGACTCAGTACAAGCAAGACTTCCTTGCTACTCTATACACTGCTGACACTTTGTATGGTACTGCTGTTCTACGTGACGATGCCGCGTTTAACTTAATAGTTCCTGCATAATAGTAGTAACTCAAGGGGCTTCCATTCGGGAGTCCCTTTCCCTTTTCTTTTTTAACACAACAATAGGAAATATCATGGCTATATTTAGAGGAACAGGTGGCTCAGGTAACTCAACGGATGATTCCATTGTTAGTGCCGTAACGGAACAAGCGGGTATTGCCACTACTAAAGCAGACGAAGCTAGTGCCTCAGCTACGACAGCTACAACTAAAGCATCAGAGGCTAGTGCTTCAGCTACCACCGCAACTACTAAGGCTGATGAAGCAAACACAGCAAAAAATGCCGCAGAAACTGCGCGTGATTCGGCACAAACTTATCGAGGTTTAGCTTTTCAATCCGCGGTTACAGCAGGTTCTCACGCAAATGCCGCAGAAGCATCAGCACAAACAGCGAATAACTCTTCAGTACAGACCGTTGCAGGTATTTCTACTGAAGTACAGAATTTAGACAACATTAAGACTGATATTACAAGTGTAAACACTATTAAGTCTGATGTTACAACCGTAGCAGGTATATCTTCCAACGTAACAACTGTAGCCGCAGATGCTTCGGACATCGGTACAGTTGCTACTAATATTGCCAACGTAAATAACGTAGGTAATAACATCGCTAATGTCAATGCAGTACACAGTAACGCATCTAACATCAACACAGTTGCGGCAGACGCTAGTGACATTGGTACAGTATCTTCAAACATTTCCAATGTAAACACAGTAGCAGGTATTTCCAGTGACGTAACTACAGTAGCAGGTCTTGAGTCTAAAATGGACACTGTTATTGCAGACGCTAGTGACATCGGTGCTGTAGCTAATAACATTGGTGACGTATCAACTGTAGCAGGTATTAACGCAGACGTAGATACTGTTGCAGGTATTGCGGCTAAAGTAACTACCGTTGCGGACAACATTTCAGACGTACAGTCCGCTGATACTAACGCGGCTAACGCATCCGCTAGTGCATCTCAAGCCGCCAACAGCGCGACAGCGGCAGGTACATCAGCAACCACAGCATCCACTAAAGCTACTGAAGCATCTAATAGTGCTACAGCGGCAAGCAACAGTGCAACCACAGCGACCACTAAGGCTACTGAAGCCGCAGGGTCAGCTACAACTGCAACCACTAAAGCTACCGAAGCATCTACTAGCGCAACCAACGCCGCTACTAGTGCAACTACAGCAACTACAAAGGCATCAGAAGCCGCCTCCAGTGCTACAGCCGCTAGTGGTTCTGCTACTACAGCTACAACCAAAGCATCTGAAGCAGACGCTAGTGCAAACTCAGCGGCATCCTCAGCTACTGACGCAACTAACGCTTCAAATACTTGGAGCGATTTCTACACAACTTACTTAGGTGCGGCAGATGCTCCACCTACTGCTGACGTACAGGGTAATGCTTTACAGACTGGTGCATTTTACTATGACACAGGTGCAGGTAGTAACACTGTAGGTTTGTATGTATACAATGGTTCTACTTGGGTATACTCTACTAACTACAACAACGTAACTGCTCCTTATAGCCTTGCTCAAGACTTAGCGACTAACGGTAACGATATTAGCTTTGGTGATAACGATAAGGCTAACTTTGGTGCTAGTGATGACCTACAGATTTATCACGATGGGTCTAATAGCTACATTGATGAAGTTGGCACTGGAACGCTTAGAATAAGAGGACACAACCAAGTCCGTGTAACAGATACGTCTGATAATATTGCGGCTATCTTTAAAGGTAATGCTGAGTCAACTTTATACCATAACAACTCAGCCAAACTAGCCACAACATCCACAGGTATAGACGTTACTGGCGGGTCTACTGGTGATGTAGCCAAGTTTACAGGGGCGCACCCATCTAGGAACTTACTAATAACAAACTATACTTCTGGCGGAGAGGGCTCTAGTTACGCTATAAACGCTAATTCTGGATATGGAGAGATTAAACTACAAACCGTATCAAAAGACAGAATAAAGGTTGTTAACAACGGAGACATATCTTTCTACGAGGACACAGGTACAACTCCTAAGTTCTTCTGGGATGCGTCTGCGGAGTCTTTAGGTATAGGTACTAGTAGTCCAAGTGCAGATTTACACATAAACAATACAGCAGGTAGTGAACTCCGAATTGATACAGCAGGTGGCAGTAACGCAGACAGCGTATTAAATTTTAGAGAAAACGGAACTGATAGGGCTTCTTTATATTGGGATGGTGTAGATAACGATTTATATTTAGAAACAACTTTTGGCGATATTGCATTAATGCCTACAGGCAATGTAGGTATAGGTACTAGTAGTCCAAGTGATTTATTACATATTCAAAGCACAAGTCCAATTATAAGGCTCACAGATAGTGATACAGGGGCTGATAGTATTATCTCTGCATCGTCTTCCGTAGGGGCTTTGTCTATTAGTGCGGATAATGGTAATGAAGTAAGCAACACCTTTATTAACTTTAAAACTGACGGCTCTGAACGACTCCGTATAGACTCATCAGGCAACGTAGGGGTAGGTACTACTAGTCCTGCAAATAAACTACATGTGCAAAGAAACGGCACAGCAATTAGCGGTTTAGGTGCTAGTACTGTTGCTACTTTCCAGTCAACAGGAGCAGCAGGTAGTTCAACTTTTGTTAGTATCTTAGCAGGTTCTACAGGCTCAACAGGACAAGCCGCAATTAATTTTGGGGATGCTGATGACGAAGACATAGGGCGTATTCTTTATCGTAATGTCGATAACTCAATGGCGTTTACTACTAATACTCAAGAACGTATGCGTATCGACTCATCAGGCAACGTATTGGTGGGTACTACTACATCAACAGTAGGCTTTAACAATGCTATTGAGGGTGTAAATTTACGCTCAGAGGGGCGTATTTTTGCTTCAGCAGACCAAGATTATCCGTTA